GGAACGTTTTCATAGTTTTAAAGTTAACGAACAAATAGAACTTGTCAACCGATACGTTAAGAAAGATGACTGGAAGGTAAAAGAAAACTCGAATATGGGGTATTCTCTACAGGGTCTACATAACTATATTAGCTCGGAGATTAGTCAGAACTTCTGGTTAAGAAGTATATATCCTAAACCTATACGTGATGCGCATTTAGAGGGTCAGATGCATATACACGACCTAAGTTCTATCAGTACTTACTGTTGTGGTTGGGATTTACAGCAGTTATTACATGAGGGCTTCTGCGGGGTAGAAAATAAGACTGAATCTAAACCCCCTAAGCATTTTAGAACGGCTCTAGGACAGCTTGTGAACTTCTTTTATACCCTACAAGGAGAGAGTGCGGGAGCACAGGCGTTTAGTAGTTTTGACACCCTACTTGCGCCGTATATATACTATGATAAGCTCACTTATAAAGAGGTTCGACAAGCTATTCAAGAATGTATATTTAACTTAAATGTTCCGACTCGTGTAGGATTCCAGATGCCCTTTACAAACCTTACTTTTGATTTACTACCTTCTTCTAATTATGCTGACCAACCTGTAGTCATAGGGGGAGAAACTAAAGATAAAAAGTATGGAGATTTCCAGAAGGAAATGGATATGATTAATAAAGCCTTCTGCGAAGTAATGCTTGAAGGTGACGCTAAAGGGCGAGTGTTCTCATTTCCAATACCGACATATAATATTACGAATGAATTCAACTGGGATAATAAAAATTTAGAGCTACTATGGGAAATGACAGCAAAATACGGTATACCTTATTTTGCTAATTATATGAACTCAGATATGTCTCCAGACGACGCTCGAAGTATGTGTTGTCGTCTAAGAATAGACAATAGAGTATTGTTAAAAAGAGGTGGCGGGTTGTTTGGTGCTAATCCTCTGACTGGAAGTGTTGGAGTAGTAACTATTAATATGCCCCGACTCGGCTACGAGAGTAAAGACGAGAAAGAATTCTTTAGTAAATTAGAACATTTAATGATATTAGCTAAAGATAGTTTAGAAATAAAAAGAAATATGATAGAACAGTTTACTGACGATGGTTTATATCCGTATACTACGTTCTATCTAAGACATATTAAAGAAAGATTCAATAAATATTGGATTAACCACTTTTCTACGATAGGTATAATAGGACTTAATGAAGCTTGTTTGAATCTTATTGCAGAAGATATAGGCAGCAAGAAAGGTCTTGCCTTTGCGACTAAAGTTTTAAACTTTATGCGTGATAAGATACTAGGTTTTCAAGAAGAAACAAATAATAACTATAATCTGGAAGCAACACCCGCTGAAGCGACAACGTTATCTTTGGCTCTGAAAGACAAAAAGAAGTACCCAAAGATTATCGTAGCTAATGAAGAAGCATACCGTAGTGGGGCAGCTCCATTTTATACTAACTCTAGTAATTTGCCTGTTAACTACACCGAAGATATATTTGCAGCCCTAGACCATCAGGATAATCTGCAGCCTTTATATACAGGTGGAACGGTACAGCACTTATTTCTAGGGGAAGCTGTAGAAGATGTAACAGTGTTAAAGTCACTGGTGCGTAAGGTATGTACCCACTATCATATACCTTATATTAGTATAACGCCAACGTTCTCCATATGTCCGATACACGGGTACTTAGCTGGGGCTCATGAATATTGCCCGAAATGTGATAATGTATTATTGGCAGAAGTGGAACAAAAGGAGAAAGATGACAAGTAACGAAAAAGTAACACTACTACAGGGTATGAAGCGCACATCGTGCGAAGTATGGTCAAGAGTTACTGGTTATTTAAGACCAGTAAAGGCTTGGAACAAAGGTAAACAATCAGAGTGGAATGAGCGTAAAACTTACAAATGCCACACTGAGAAGGTATAGATTTAGTTTTGAGCAACAGTAGGTAATATAGTATAATAGATTAATAACGATAAGGGGGCAAGTATGACAAATCTAAATAAAGTAATTATAGAAAAGAGAGCGAACGCAGATTTCTCTGGCTTCGTCAAATTTGACGATGAAAAAATTAGATATGAATTACTTGACCCCTATCCGTTACAGGAAATAGCTAAAGTTTTAACATATGGCGCTAAGAAATATAATGACCACAATTGGAGTAAATGTAATAGTGTTACAAGATATTTTGGTGCTTGCTGTAGACATTTATTTGCTTGGTTAGGTGGCGAGGATAATGACTCAGAAACGGGAATTAGTCATTTAGCTCACGCAGGCTGTTGTATATTTTTTATGATGGGACTTTTACAAAGAAAAGGTAGTAAAGTAGATGATAGACACTCAAAAACAAAAGATTCCAAAAAATCATAAATCTAATTGTCAATGTTTTATCTGTAAAGGTATACGTGGAGAACGAGTTTGTACAAGCGAAACCAGAGAAAAACTTAGAATAACTAGTACAGGGAGAACTAATAAAGCTAGGTGTATATGACAAAGAAGAAAAAAATAAAAGATAATGGGCTTTTTGATATTATTTGCACTCCGAAAAGAGTCTTTTTGGTCGATTTTTCAGTTTTTGTACATCGTGCTATATTCGCTTGGGGTGTTCAAAAGGGTAGTATACCAGCAACATATTATTGTCTTAATTCGTTATTTACCTGTTTAAAGAAATTAAAGCCGAAGAAAAGCGATATGATAATTTTAGCTTTAGATAGTCACGGCAAAGGTAATTGGCGTCGAGATTATGACCCTGCTTATAAAGCTAATAGAAAAGAAGCTAGAGCGAAAACTGATATAGATTTTCCTAAACAATTTACTAAGATGAACGAACTACTAAACAATGTTCATTTATCCACTCCTTTTATACCTATTCAGGTAGATAGGTTAGAAGCAGATGATATTATTAGTTACGCTTGCCGATACTATACTGAAGAAGCAAAGATAATACTTACTACCGATAGCGATATGAACCAGTTATATTCTTTAGGAAAAGTAAAGGTATTTAGCCCAGTTACTAAAGAGTTTAGAGAGGTCAAATATCCTTTAAGAGAGTTAGCTAAAAAGATTAAAAAAGAAGCTGCAGATAATTTAATAACGCCAATCACTAATCAAGTCGAATACGACAGAAGAAAGACAATAGTAAGTCTATTAAAGCTTCCTGCGGAAGTAGAAGCTCCATTAGAAAGGATATTTAAAAATCTTAAACCCAAAATAGTATATTATCCAGAAAAGTTAATGTTTGAGAGTTTAAAGAAAAAATATGATGTTTTATTTCAGGAGTAATTATGTATAAAGGTTATTGTATGCATTGTAAAGAAAAGAGAACAATAATGGATAGATACGTTCATAAGACCAAACAAAATAAATATATGATAAAAGGTACTTGTAATGAGTGCGGTGGTAAAATTTGTCATATGGTATCAAAATCAGTTTATGATAGAGATAAGAGTTTTGAGCAACAGCACCCGATATAGTATAATAGTAGTATAGGGGAAAAGAAAAGGAGATACAAGATGATTGATGAAAAAGAGTATTTGGCTAGATGTAAAGAAGAACAGAAGGAAAATCCAGTAATTGACTTGGATAACGATTTAGAAAATCTTAGATGTCTGAAATGCACGCAGACATGTAAGCAATCTCATAAAGTGCATATTTTGGCGTGTGATTTCACAGGCAAAAAAGAAGGAGTATAACTATGATATGGTCAGAAGGATTAGGAAGTGACGGTAACTATTTGAGTACCGCAATTGGCAAGGAAGTCGTTTTAGGAATCACGGAGATTAATAAAGTGACTACTAAACCTGATTTCGAACCGAAGAACAAAGCTGGCGTAGGTCAGGGGTTCTTGTTCGAATTCGTAGGTGAAGAGGGTATCGTTACTGTATCGACTTTCTCTCTGCAGTCGGCTCTTAAAGAAGCAGGGGTAGATGTAGGAGATACAATAAGAATTACTCATCCTGGTCAGGGTCAGTATATTGTCGAAAAATTAAGCTAAAACAAAAGGACTTAAATTATGAAGATTGTTGAAATTAGTGTTAAGAAAGATATGTTGAAAATAAATAACGATGAAAAATCTTCATGGTATAAAATTAACCCATCGAATACTGAAGCTCAAGCGGTTGTAAACACTTTAGCCATAGGTGACGAGGTTGATGTTAAGTCCACTATAACTAACGGCGTTAGCGTGGTGAGTCAGATATGTAAAATATCTGGCTTACCCGCTACACCAATAGAGGAAGAAAAAACCATGGACGTAGATAAAAGCGAAGTAAAGCAAGAAGAAGTTAAAGTAGATGTCATCGGCTCAGTTAATAATTTCGAAAAAGTAGCCGAAGATACATCTAAATATAAATGTGGAAAATGTGGTAAAGCGATGAAAGATGACAAGTATGAGAGTTGCTATACTTGTAATCAGGTAGAATGGAAAAGTAAAACTTCTAATACTGATAGAAATACTAGTATAGAGAAACAAGCTGTAGGTAAAATGACAGCTAGAACGGTAGCTGCAATGGTTAGAGCAGGTATAGGCGTAGATGATGTATACGCTCTAATAGATGAAGTTTACGATAAATATAAGGAAAAGGTGATAGGATAATGGAAACATTAAAATATTATAGCCAAGTTATATTTAGTAGGTTGTCTCAAATTCTAATAGGAGCAATAACTTTAACAATAACTGGTATTAGTTTAGGTTTCTTTGGAAAAATAATCTATATAGGATTAAGATTTGGCTGGAACGTCATAAAGTATTAAAACTGAGGGGTGTATAAAAACACCCCTTCCGAATAATTAGGAGTTAAATTGGTAAACATACTTGAAAAGCTCTTAGAGTATTTAAAAGAGCATGTAAAAAACTTTAAACCACCAAGAGGTAATAATCCATTTTTCTGCCCTATCTGTAACCATCCTGATGGCACAGCGATTATATTACCTACCGTGAATAAGATACTTTGTCAAAATACAGAGTGTCCTAATGACGGTAAAGTTGGAGACATAGTAGATTTAGTTAAACATTTTGAACCAGAAAAGTCTCATTTCAGCAGACCTGAAATTATAGACTATCTAGCAAAAAAATATAATATAGAGTGTATTGCGCAAAACGATACAGATATTATATTAGACTATTATGAATCTCATAACTTCGACCTTGTTCCTGTAGGTAGTAACCAGAAAATACCTATAGAGAAGGGTTGGCCAACAAAGAATCATAAGAATAAAGCCGAATGGAAAGATTGGTTAGGCGATAACCTAAATATAGGTATTAAGACAGGTAAAGTTAGTGGTGTAACGGTCATAGATGTCGACCAATTTCCCACCCCACCTGAAATCCTAGCACTTTTAGGAGAAGAACAAACATTATATCAACGTACTACGAATGGCTCTCATTATTTCTTTAAATACGAGCCAGATTTACCGAAAACACGCATTGTAGACTTAAAGATAGATATAGAAAACGATGGTGGTCAGGTTATAGCTCCACCGTCTAAAGTCGATGACAAGGAACGGAAGATAGAGTTATACGAGATTCAGAAGATGCCCGATAAACTAAAGGCTTTTTTATTAGAACAGACGGCAGATAAGAGTCATTTAAGACCTATACCCGCAGCAAGACCAGATGATGTTAAATTGAATTTAGATGATTTAAAGTTTGACGGAATGTTAAGCGAGGGTAATAGACATCATAACTTTATGAGGTTTGGTGGCTTATTGCGTAAGAAGATGCCTTTAAGTCAGGTAGCATATACTTTAAATATGATTAATACGCATCTAACTAAACCGCCATTAACGTATCAAGAGCTACAGAATGTAGTTAGTAGCATAGATAAGTATACTATTTTTGACGAGAAAGAATTAGCGTATCAGGTACTCGACTATATAGATAAGGTAGAAGAAGCCACTGCACGAGACGTCAGAGAGGCATTAGAGTATAAGAAAGACCAGATAGAT